GAACTTTGTCTGGTATTGGTTTACTCAACTTGTATTCTCCTTTTTTGCAAGAACTCTTTAAATTCTTGTTCTACATTATCTAATGATTTTAATTTACCCATTAGATACATGTAATTAGTATAGTCTGTAGCACCACCTGTCAATACAACATCTTCTACTAATTTTTTATTTGATTTAAGTATTTTGTTTAATTCTTCTATTAATTCTATTGGGTCCATTCTCTATTTCTTTTTTGTAATCATTCCTTTGATACCAGGTGCCGCCCTAACCCCCAGACTGACAGAGCAGGCTAAATATAAGAGATGGGTATAATACTCAGGTAAAGTTTCCAAAATCTGAAACCCACGCTCTATGTGAGGTTGCATGAAAGGCAAAAAGCTGCAAATTGCTGGAACCATCAGGGCTAATAAAACAAACTCGTCTTTCCAGCTGCCTTTCATCTGATCGACAGCACTAGCCTCCCACTGAATTTTACCCGCAGCTATATCTAAGTTTCTTTGTTTCTCTGCTTCTATCTGAGCAATTTTTACTTCACTCTTTAATTTTTTTGTCTGAACGAAGCCCTTGACGGAGTCAGTTACGACTCCGAGCAAAGGTTTAGCTAATAGTTGCCACATTTTAGATTGCGCCTAAAACTGCTAGAACAATTACACATAAAACACCAGCTTTAATCCAGTCCTTCATGTTCCAATCATTCCATTCCTTTAGCCATCCAATAACATCTTTTAATAGTTTCATGTTATCCTCCTTAAAACTTTTGATTATTTATATTTGACGGTGTTCTTAACACCTTTGTGGCCTTGAGTGACAGTTTCAACATCACCGCCATCTTTGTACATCATGCCTCCGCCCATCATGCCTGGCACTTGTATTTCTTGAGGCATTCTGATTACTTCATCAACTTTGATGTCGCCACCTTTGTTATAACCCATTATCTTTTTAGCAACGTCAGGTCTTTTTGAGGCCAACGCATTCATGCCTTTAGAAGGGTATTTTCCATTTTTTTTCATCTTTGTCTCCTTAGTGTAAAGTTCTATCGGCATCACCGAAAGTCTGTCTCATAACTTCTAGTAAAAGACTTGTTGCTATCTCTTCACCTAGAGCTTGAGTATATAGTATTTTTGTGGCATTTAAAAATGCATTTGCAATAAAAATTGTGTCTTCATCAGACTCAGAATGCTCTTTAGTTATTTTATTAGCCTCCTGCAACACTTTTTGCGTTAATTTACTGATTTTAGCAGTGTCCATTAACAATTCCATTTTCTTAATGATTTGTTAATTCTTGAATTAGGATCTTTAGCTGTTTTAGCTGATGTTAATTTTTTCTTCATACCTGACATTCTAGCACAAAAAGATTTTCTTCTACTAGCAGCTTTTGAGCCTGGTTTTAACTTAGAAGGTTTGGTTGTTACTGCTGTTTTAAGTTTTGAACCTGGATTAGCTGCTCTATAAGAAGCTACACCTTTTTTATTCAATCCTCCTGATTTACTTTTACCTTCTTTACGTTGCCATGCCGCAGTTTTTGCCATTATGCTACCTTTTTATTTTTTTTCTTTGCAAAGGTCGCAACGTTAGTTGGTTTTCCACCTGGATTACCTGCTGCTCTTTTTCTTCTAACTGCTGATTTTCTTTGACTGTCTGTCATGCTTGCGGCTTTTGATGCGGGGACACATTTAGGGTAGCCACTTCTTTTCTCACCTTTGCTTCTACCACAAGGTTTGAATCCACCACCTTTTTTAGGTGCTCCTATGTCGACCCATTTGTCTTTTACCCATTTACGAAGACCGTTTTTTGCCATTCTTTTTACCAATAACCGATTTTAAAGTTTTAGCTTGACCCGCATGTAATTTAGATGCTTTGTTAA